ATGTCGCATCTATTTACCACGTTTTTCCACACCGGCCGGGGGGGTCGTGGCGGCGCGTAAGCCGCCGCTGCGGGCGGTCGGCCCTGAGGAGAAGGCGCCGGAGAAGCCGAAAAGCTTGCTCGAGGCGGTCGCGGCCGGTGACTACCTGGCTGAGTTGAAGGCGACGCATCAGCGTATCGCCCGGACGGTCAGTAGTCCAGAGACTGCGCCGCGTGATCTTGCCGCGTTGACGCGTCGGCAGTTGGAGATCTCGAAGGAGATCCGGTCGATCGAGTTGGCGCAGAAACGGGAGGGCGGCGATGCCGGGCTCGCCGTCGACGAAGGCTGGGACGAAGAAGCTCTCTGAGGTTGCGCGGCATTTGAAGGTGCCGACCGGTATCACGTCGACTGGTTGGCCGGCTGTGCGGCAGACGTGTGTGCAGAAGCTTGGGGTGGAGTTCGACGGGTGGCAGGACCAGGCCGGTCGGGTGATGCTCGCGAAGCGGGCTGACGGGCATCTGGCGGCGATGATCGACGGGGTGGGGCTGTCGCTGCCGCGACAGGTCGGGAAGACGTACCTGGTGGGGTCGACGGTGTTCGCGCTGTGCGTGAACATGCCGAAGCTGCTGGTGATCTGGTCCGCGCATCATGCCCGCACCCACGGTGAGACGTTCCTGGCGATGCAGGCGTTCGCGGAGCGGACGCGGGTGAAGCCGTACGTCGACCGGGTCTACACCGGGTCGGGGGATGAGGAGATCCGGTTTCACAACGGGTCCCGGATCCTGTTCGGTGCTCGGGAGCGCGGTTTCGGTCGCGGTATCCCGGGCGTCGACATTCTGATCTTCGACGAGGCGCAGATTCTGTCCGATAAGGCGCTGTCGAACATGTTGGCGACGATGAACACGTCCCAGTTCGGGCTGCAGCTCTACATTGGGACGCCGCCGAAGCCGGACGACATGAGTGAGGCGTTCACCCGTATGAGGGTGGAGGCGCTCGCCGGCCGGTTGACGGACGGGGCGTGGATCGAGCTCGGCGCTGACCCGGGTGCGTCTAGTGATGACCGGTCGCAGTGGCGGAAGGCTAACCCGTCGTTTCCGCACCGGACCCCGGTGCAGTCGATGCTGCGGCTGAAACGGAAACTCACCGAAGCTGACTGGCTTCGTGAGGGGCTTGGGATCTGGGACGACGACTCCCTGACCACGATCTCGATGAAGGCTTGGGCCGACTGCGGCGACGCGGCCGGTGTGATCGACGGTCAGGTTGTCCTGTCGGTTGATATGGCGTTCGACCGGTCCCGAACCTACGTCGGCGTATGTGGGCCGAGGCAGGACGGGCGACGTCAGGTTGAAGTGATCGAACTGACCGCGGGGGACGTCCCGTCAGGTACGGATCGGACGACGTGGCTGGTGGAGAAGGTCGCCGGATCCGCCCGCGAGTTCAACGCCCCGGTATTCATCGCGTCGAACGGCAACGCTGCCGCCCTGATCCCGCTGCTGCGGGCCGCAGGGGTCGAGGTGGAGGAGATCGGCGGCCACGCCCTCGCACAGGCGTGCGGGAACTTCTACGACGCCGTCACCGCCCGAACCCTAGCCCACCTCGGCGATGACGGGTTGACGGCTGCAGTCAGGGCCGCGCATCGACGCACGGGGGAGTCGTTCGTGTTCACGCGGCGCGGCGGCGTCGACATTTCGCCGCTGTACGCGGCGCTGCTAGCGGTTTGGGGGTGGACGACACGACACGCAACTGGCGACGTGCTGCAGCACGTCTGGTGACCGGATTCAAACCGGTTGGGCTGCTCGGAATCGGGCTCATAACCGGCGGGGTGTGGTGGCTGGCGGGGTGCGGCTACGCGCTGATCGCCCTCGGATCTTTCTTTGTTCTTGATGCGCTGACCTAGGAGGTTCCCCGCGCATGGGTCGTCTCCTCGGCAACCGTGAGGCTCGTTCTTGGGCGCCCGAACCGTTGGTCGCGCCGTTCCCGGGCGTCAACGTGTTCGGCACCCCGACGCTGTCCGGTAACCCGGAATCTGCGCTGGCTGTGCCGACCGTGTGGGCGTGCGTGAAGCTGATCGCGGACACGATCGCGACGATGCCGCTCGAAACGTTCCGGAAGACCGGTGAGATCCCGAAGCGGATCACCGACCCGAGCGTGGTGAAGAACCCCGACCCGGACGAGACACAGTCCGAATGGGTGCATTCGCTGATCGTGTCGCTGCTGCTGCGCGGCAACGCCTACGGGCTGATGACCGGTGCCGGCGCCGCCATGGGCCTGCCGCTGCTCAACCCCGACCTGGTGACACCGAAGGTCAACCGGGAAACCGGCGCCGTCCAATACCTCGTCGGGTCGTCACAGAAGGACATGACAGGCCGGATCTGGCATGTCCGCGGCCTCACCCTCCCTGGGTCGAAGATCGGGCTGTCGCCGATCGCGTTCGCCGCCGCCACCCTCGGAGTCGACATTTCGGCCCGGAAGTTCGCTGGCGACTTCTACAACGGCGGCGGGCTGCCGAAGGGGAAGCTGAAGTCCGACCAGCCGATCAACCAGGAACAGGCCGTAACCCTGAAGGAGCGGCTGCGGGCCGCCACCATGAACCGGGAACCGGTCGCCCTCGGCTCCGGTGTCGACTACGAACTTCTGCCGATTCACGCCGAAGAATCACAGTTTTTGAAGACTCAGCAGTTCGGTATCTCGCAAATCGCGCGCTTCTTCAGCGTTCCTGCGGAGATGGTGGGCGGGTCGTCCGGCTCGAGCCTCACCTACACGACAGTCGAGTTGAACTCGCTGAACTTCCTCACCTACGGGGTGCAGTTCTGGCTGCGGCGCATCGAGGACTCGTTCTTCGGTCTGCTGCCGGATCCGCAGTTCGTGAAGTTCAACACCTCCGCGCTGCTCCGCACTGATGCGAAGACGCAGGCCGAGGTGGACGCGATCAACGTCGCGGCGAAGGTTCGGCCGCCGTCGGAGATCCGCACCGAACGCGGGATGCCGCCCCTCACCGAGTCGGAGAAGGAAGAGCTGTCGCTTATCCCGCTCACCGTCACGCCGAACAGCGGCGCCCCGAAGGCGCTGCCGAACCCGCCCACCCCGGACAAGACGTACGACGCCCCGATGGAACCCCCGAAGCAAGGAGCCACGAATGGCTGACCGGCCCTACGAGACCCGCACCGTCACGGCGCAGGTTGAGTACCGCGAAGACGGGCAGGCCCCGACCATCGTCGGTCACGCCGCCACCTTCAACCAGCCCTATCAGGTGGGGTTCTTCACCGAAACCATCCACCCGGAAGCGTTCAAGCGGACCCTGTCGCTCGGCCCGGATGTGCGGCTCCTCGTCGACCATGAGGGGCAGCCGCTCGCCCGCACCAAGTCCGGGACGTTGAAGCTTGGCACCGACTCCCGCGGCCTCACCGTCGAAGCGAGCCTCGACCCGACCGACCCCGACGTTCAGCGGCTCATCCCGAAGATGCGGCGCGGCGACATGGATCAGATGTCGTTCGCGTTCCGTGTCCCGGCCGGCGGGGATGCGTGGGACCACGCCGGGGAGATGCCGACCCGCACCATCCGGGAAGCGAACCTCGCCGGGGGGGACGTGTCCATCGTGACCTACCCGGCGAACGAGAACGCATCGGTCGCTCTGCGGTCTCGGGAGTCCCGCGACGCGCACATCACCTACCTCCACGCGCTCATCGAAGAGATCCGCGAAGGGCGCGACATCAACATCGACCGGTTCATGGACGTCATGCGCGAACTCCGCGGATGGCCCGACGCGGCCGCTGCGCTCGCGGCGCTGTCTGCCTCCGCAACCGCAGCGGCAGAGGCTTCCGCAGACCTCCACGAGGCCGTCGAATCGCTGACCGACGCGGCTCGCTCTGACGAATCCCCCGAGCAGCCCACCGGCTACTCCATTGACCACGTGCAGCGCATTCTGCGCGCGCGTCAGCTACGCCGCCCGGCCTAGCTGAACCACCGCACACAGCCCGGCACACGACGCCACCCGACCACACGGTCGGCCCGGCTAAGTCCCGCCACCTGGAAACGCGGACCACCCATCCACGCAACCAGAAGAAGGGGACCATCGTGTCCGAAAACCCGCTCATCGTCGCGCTGCACGAGCAGCGCGACGCCAAGCAGAAGGAACTGGACGGCCTTCTCGCCGCCCCGACCGCCGAGAAGCGGAACCTCACCGACGACGAGTCGAGCAAGTTCGACGCCCTCGTCGCCGAGATCGACGGCTTCGACAAGCGCACCGCTGAGCTCGCCGAGCTCGACAAGCGCAAGGCCACCGCAGCCGAGGCCCGCAAGGCCGTCGGCGTCGAGGTCGTCAACGAGCCGAACCCGGTCTACCGGAAGGCTGACGGGCACGGCCCGTCGTTCTTCAAGGACATGGCCGCGCTGCACCTCAACGACCGCACCATCGCCGGTGCCAACGCCGGTTCGGTCGACGAGATCCGGCGCCGGCTCGCGTCGGCGCAGGAAACGCGCGCCAACGACATGACGTCGGTGGCCGGTGCTGGTGGCGAGTTCGCGCCCCCGGCGTGGCTCGTGGAGGACTTCATCAAGCTCGCTCGCGCGGGCCGGGTGACGGCGAACCTGCTGAACTCGCAGGTTCTGCCGCGCGGTATCTCCTCGATCAACCTCCCGGCGGTCTCTACGGGCGCCACGGCGGCGGTTCAGGCCACGCAGGGCACCGCGGTGTCCGACACGGCCATGACCACCACCTCGGTGTCCTCGGGTATCACCACGATCGCCGGTAAGCAGATCGTGTCCCGTCAGCTCATCGACCAGTCGGGCATCCCGTTCGACACCGTGATCCTCGGCGACCTCGCCGCGGACTACGCGAAGAAGCTCGACGTCGCGGTCCTCGCCGGCACTAACGCGTCGGGTGACCTGAAGGGCCTCGACTCGGCGGCCGGCAACGCGGTCACGTTCACGACCACGCAGCCGCTCGTCGTCTCCACCACCAACGCCCAGTCGTTCTACTTCCAGGTCATCTCCGCGATCAACAAGGTGCAGACGAACCGGTTCATGTCGCCGTCGGCGATCCTGATGCACCCGCGGCGCTGGAACTGGGTACTGACGGCGCTGGACTCGCAGAACCGTCCGCTGGTCACCCCGAACACGATCGCGTTCAACGGTCTGGCCGACGCCACTAGCGGCGCCCCGACCGAGGGCCAGGTCGGGAACCTGCTCGGCGTCCCCGTGTATGTGGACGCCAACGTGTCCACGGCGGCCAACAGTTCGACCAACCAGGACGAGGTGTATGTCCTGCGGACGTCGGACTCGTGGCTGTACGAGACCGCCGTCGAGTCGGCGTCATTCGACGCCACCTACGCGGACCAGGCCTCGATCCTGTTCCGGATCCTCGGGTACGCCGCGCTGCTGCACCGCTACAGCAAGTCGATCTCGACGATCAAGGGCACCGGTCTCGTCGACCCGGGCCTGTAACACAAGCCGGGTCGGGACGGCCCACCCTCACCCCCTGGGGTGTGCCGTCCCGGCCCTTCAAACAAGGGGGCAACACCAAGCATGTCGCGGTATCCGAACTGGTTCGCCATGGGCGCGATCCACTACTTCGAGCACCACCTCCGACCACTCGCCGGAACACCGGACCTGCGGTTCCTGCAGATCGGGGCGTTCACCGGAGACGCATCCGCGTGGCTGCTCGACAACGTCCTCACCGGGGACGGCTGCGAACTGGTCGACGTCGACACGTGGGGCGGCTCCGACGAGCCGATTCACAAAACGTTCGACTGGGCCGACGTTGAGCGGGTCTACCGAGACCGCACACAGAAGGCCCGCATCGCCGGGCGGGTCGAAACCCGCAAGACGACGAGCGTCGACTACTTCGACAGCATGGTCCCGCAGCCGCAGTTCGACTTCATCTACATCGACGGCGGGCACACCGCGTTCGACGTCCTCAACGACGCCGTCAACGCCTACCGCAGCCTCGTGGTCGGTGGGCTGCTCGCGTTCGACGACTACACGTGGCAGTCCGGTAAGGGCGACCCGCACGACCCGAAGCTGGCGATCGACGCAGTCCGCGCCGTCTACGCGGGGCGGCTCGAGCTGCTGACCCTCGGCGGCCAGGCATGGTTCCGGAGGGTCGTATGAAGACCGGACACAAGGTCGTCATCGGCTCGTTGAACCCGGGCCAGGTCGACGCGATGTTCCACGCCCGCATCGCTGAACTGTTCCGTGAGCGGCGCCAGATCGTTGACCTGATGCACGACGAATGTTCGGGGCTGCTGTCCCGGGCACGGAACAACCTGGTCTACAACTTCCT